TCGACCTATAAATAATATTTGTCGGGTCACCTTTGTACTTTTTAGGGTTACGAGCCCTGAACATACCTTGATACGCCATAAATATATTTATACTAAAAATAAGGATACGGTAGATGGCTTTTAATGTAGGTAAGTTTGTTAAGTCAGCTGCGAAGTCTGTTGGCAGTAGAATGCTCGAGGACGTAATTACAGCTGCTAGCTCAAAGCTGCCTCTTAATACTGTACTCGCTGCAAGATCAACAGCAACAAGTTTATTCAACGTTGGGGCGTCATACGAATCTATTTCTGCATTCTCAACACAAAAAACTGATGCATTGATTAGAGATGGAGCAGAAACTTATTTTGCCCTTGCAGGTAGGGATCCCGCTCGTGCATCTTCAGCGGACATCGAAGAACTAAGACGTGGTGGGCTCAACAAAGATACGAACTACTTCTTGAATGAAGTTAACCCATCAACGAAGATTAAAATGAAGAAGAAGGAAATGACTGACTCGTTCATTGAGATATCAGGTGGTCGTGATGACTTCAGCAAGAAGGTTGATCTTCCAGGCAGCTCACCAATTCCAAAAGAAAGAGTACCTCTTCCATAATTAGGACCGATAATGCCTAGCCATAAATCAACATTAACAGCTCTCGACTCTGCAAAGTACTATTGTACTTTGAGCACGTATGAGTATACGCGACCAGCCCCTATGGCAGTGCCGCGCGAAGAACCTCTACGTACATTTAGGCTACCGCTTCCCAGAGAACTAAACGACAACACCTCTGTTCAATACGCCGAAGATCAGTTGCAGCTTACAGGAGACATATTAAACAACGGTGCGGTTGGTATTCTGAACACCGCCAGCGCCGAGGGCCTCAGACAAATAGGCAATATTGCGGGTCCGGGCATGCAGCAGGGGGTGGAGAGCCTTGCGGGTATGATTCCTGGAATGACTCCAGAAGCTACAGAAAGTATGAAAGGTGGAGTTAGTCCAGAACTTGTTGGTTCTGCTTTTCAACAATATTTTGGTGTTGCACCGAATCCCAACCCGTCTATTGCATTCAAGGGTCCTGTTCTTAGAGAACTACCGTTCTCATGGATATTAATGGCTTCAAATAGAGAAGAAGCTGCTAATATTCGTGCACTAATTAAGTACTTGAAAAGAGCACACGCTCCTCGATCAGGGTCAGGGTCGGCGTCGGTTCTGTCATACCCACACATGGTTCAGATGAATTTCTATCCGTGGGATAATGGGGGAAGCGGTAAATGGGGCTGGGGTCCTAATTCAATTATTAAAACAAAGCGCTGTTTTATTGGGTCGTTGAATGTTGAATACACAAGCGGGGTAGCTCCTGCGTTCTTTCATGATGGTAACAATGAGCCGGTGATTGTAACGATCACGATGGTGCTGAAGGAAACTGAATATTTTCTCAATCACGATTATGGTGGGGACACACGGGATTTTGACATTCTAGGAAAGCTGGGCAATCTAGCAGCGCTTGTCGGTGATTTGCTCGTTGGAGCTGGCGGTTCAGCTGACAGGGTAAACCAACAGACAGACGACGACACAAGAGATGCATCGGATCTATAATGAACTACTTCGATAAACTTCCGACAATTACATACAACAACTATCTCGTTAAGAACATTCTTGCGCGCGCGAGGCTGTCCGACAAGGTAAGAGCATCGAAGACGTCGTTCCTTCCTTATGAAATTGAAGAGGGAGATAGAATTGATCTTCTGTCAAATATGTATTACGATGATCCAGGATATACATGGTTAGTGTGGTTAACAAACAACCACGTCGACCCATTCTATGATCAGCCGCTCGACTACAACGACTTTATTGATTTTGTTGTACAGAAGTATGGATCGTACGAATTGGCCGCACGAAAAATATACTATTACAGAAACAATTGGTATGACAATACATCTGTCTCTATATCAACGCAAGCATTCAATGCGCTGAGCAACTCAACACAAAAGTATTATGAACCAGTTCTCAATAATACACTACAAGTTGTTAAGTATGTCCGTAAGAGACAAGATGATAAAGTGCTGACTAATAAAGTAATTTCATTTGATATTTCTTCTGTGTCAGGGACATTTACAGTCGGTGAGGAAGTCCGCACCGATGCTAGCAATTATGCTTTTGTCACTGCCGCAAATTCATCTGTATTAACATGCCAGCACGTAACCGGAACAATCTCGTCTACTATTACAGGCCAGGAATCGCAAGCAACAGCTACTGTGGGGACAGTAACGACGATTACCGAATCTCTTGCTGCAGTAGAACCACTGTTCTGGTCTCCTGTGACATACTATGATCACGAGCTTGAACTTAATGAGGCGAAGAAGGCTATCAAATTGCTTGATGTTAGATTTAAAAGTCAAGCAGAAGAAGACCTTAGACGTATAATGAAGACACGATGAGCATTATTAAAGACCTATTCAGATCAATTGAAAAGCAACTACTCAACGGGCTCATTGATCTTGCGTTCGGTGAGGGGATCAACGCCAAGCGCACTGATGACTTTCATCCTGGGGACGTTAACGTTATTGATATTATTCTGATGTCTGAGGACAGCCAACGTGCTTATTCGTTGATGTCACAAGCGGTAACGATTGACATCTACGAGAGTATTATGTCTCCTGTCATCTGGGCTGATATTCAGATCTCTGACTCATCTGGCTTGCTGCAAAGTTTTCCTATTATTGGCGAAGAATATATTAAGATTGTCTTTGGTACGCCAATGTCCCCATCAACAGCTTCCTATCTGCTCAGAGTTAATTCTGTTAATAACAAGCAGGTTACACAGAACAGCAGAAAGATTACTTACACACTTCAATGTTGTTCGGCAGAATTAATGAAAAGCGTCAAACAACATATTAGTATTAAAAAGACAGATACTATTCAAGACATAGTATTATCCATCTTTGACGAATATATCAAAACTGATAAGCCCGTATTTGTCGATACAACAACGGGAATTGAAGAAATTAGTATATCGGGGTTCACTCCGTTTCAGGCTATTGATATGTTAAGGCAGCGCGCTGTTTCCAACAGATATCAATCATCATCATTCTGTTTTTACGAGAGTAGGTATGGGTATCACTTCACTACACTTGAGCGCTACCTTGAAGATGGCGCTAATATAGTAGAGAAAGGAGAGACTGATAAAGTATTCTTCTACGATACGGTCAGACACGAGAGTATCGATAACGTAACATATCGTAATATTATTGCTTATAATATGATTAGCTTTGGTGATTCTATCACAAAAGTCAGTCAGGGTGGACTAACAAACGAGGTCCAACAGTTTGATATGATTACAGGCGATGTTAGAAAGGTCACGTATACCGATAACATTGGAGCCGATGCTTTTAAATCTTCTTCACGGACTAGCTCATCGGGTCAGTCAACTTCGTTTACTCGTCAGCATGGTGGCACTGCAACAATAACCAGGCTGGTGACAACTAGATCGGATACGGGATCATCGGATCTTGCTGAAAAGCTATCGAAGTCTCAGGCTTTTGCTCAGAAGCTGTCGCAGAACATTACACAGGTTCACATCTATGGAGATGCTGAACTCTCTATCGGTGATGTAATTAAACTGACGCTTCCGTCCGGCATCGATACTACTACAGGTAGGAATACAATTTCCCGACTGGATTCTGGTACGTATACAATCACAAAGATTCGTCAGATGATCACTATGGGCGACCGTCCTGTATACTCTCAGGCTCTTGAGCTTATCAAACATGATCTACAAGAGGTGTCTTCAGCATGACAACAAGACAGTTAGGCCAAGAAGGATTTAGATGGTTTATCGGTATCGTTGAGGATATCAATGATCCTAGAAAACTCGGGCGAGCCAGGGTTCGTGTGATTAATGAGGATGATGGCTTTGCTACAGACGAATTAAACTGGGCGCATGTTATGATGCCATCAACATCTGCATGCGTTGATGGTGTTGGCGACTCTCCCAATCTTTCAGTTGGATCGAGAGTTATTGGTTTCTACATGGATGGAGAAGAGAAACAACAGCCGATGATCCTTGGTACGTTTCCCACGATACCGTCAAATGATGAAAACCGTCACTCGCTGAATTGGCTACACCGTGGAAAGAACGTTATCTCCAGACAACCGGTTGGACCGGAACCCCAATCACCATACGCTGCTCAGTATCCATTCAACAGAACAATTACAACGAAGGCAGGGCACGTAATTGAGCTCGATGATACACCAGAAAACGAACGAGTTCAGATATACCACAAGGCGGGTGCTTATATTGAAATAAATAATGAGGGACGTGTTGTAATTAAATCTCCTGTAGAGTCATTGGACATTGCAGGAGGAGTAAAAACAATCTTTGCTAATGGCAATGTTGATATTCAGTCATCTAATAATGTTACTGTTAAAGCTGGTAATGGTATCAAGATGGAAGCTCCGGGCGGTGTTACGATCACTCAGGGAAGTTTGACGGTACAAGGCGCAATTAGTTCTGCAGTTGGTGTATCTGGTACATTTACATCTCCAACAGGTAAAGTCGTTCAAGTACAGAATGGCATTGTTGTTAATATTGCGAAATAGGAATTTAAAATGGGTATAAAACCAGGTGAGTTAATTGTTAATATAAGACAGATCAATGAATTAGCTGATCAAATTAAATATAATAACGATTGTACAGTACTAAAGCTGATTCTTGACGAGCATCTTGATAGTGTACGTGATTTGTTTGATGACATTATTGCTGAACAAAAAGAGTTGATTGACAAATACCTTCCTATTAGTCAGATACCATCAGCTAATCCTGCAGCAATTGTTAAATGGATTAAAAAGCAAGTTGTTACAAATGTATCACCACAATTGGCTGCAGCTGTTTTATATACCGTTGCATTAATTCTACTAGCAAAAGCAATTAAAAGATTAAAAGAAGCTATTGTGGATGCGGTAAAAAGACTACCTGAATGTGCTCTTGAGCTTAAGGATCAAGTTCTTGATACGTTGGAAAGAGAAGTAGATCTCCTAATCCAAGAATCACTAGCGAATGTTAAGGACGCACAGGATAGAATGATTGACATTATTCAATCAGAAGTTGAAGTAGCAATCGATGCTATTGTGACGGATACGGTTGAAACGTTTGAAGAAACATATCAAAAAGGGCTTCAATCAATTCAAAAGGCAAACGAACAGCTACAAGCCGTAGATGTTGACATACCACCAGAGGAATAATAAATGGCACGCGCGGATAGAATTACAGCATTGTCACAGCAGGATGAGGTCTACTCGGATTTCCTTACGAACTTCAATGCTCACCCTGTATCGGGGATGTTGCTTCGCCTTGTGAACGAAAAGGCGGTGTCGAGATCTATCCGTAACCTAATTAATACTAACCTAGGTGAGCGCCTTTATCAACCAGATATTGGTTCCAGTATTAGGAATCTGTTATTTGAACCAATGGGGCAGGCAACAGCAATCGCGCTTCGCTCTGCGATTGAACATACAATCAGAACATATGAGCCGCGCGCACAGGTGCTTGACGTTGGGGTTGTTGCAAGAGAGCTGGAAAATGCTTATATTGTAACTATTGTCTATATGCTGATAAATAGCGCTGAACCAGTTTCAGTTAACGTAACGCTCCAGAGAGTAAGATAATGGCAGCCAACTCCTCAATTATTCTATCGAACATCGACTTCGATACACATAAAAACACACTGAAGCAATATCTGAGATCACAGACGCGCTTCCAGGACTACGACTTCGAGGGTTCGAACATGAACATTCTCCTCGACATCCTGTCGTATAACACTTTCCACAACATGTTCTATCTGAACATGGCTGCCTCTGAAATGTTCCTCGATTCAGCTCAGCTGCGTGATTCGATCGTATCTCATGTTAAAGAGCTTAACTACACCCCTCGATCATTTAAGTCTGCGGAAGCTACAGTTAACATTTCAATCATATCCACCGATCTTTCTAAGAGGTCGATTCCTGTTGTAAAGGGTCAAACGTTTACGTCGAGATTCAATAATAGAAACTATACGTTCTCGACGAACGAGGCAATATTCCTCGAGAACTACACTATTAATCCAAACAACACGGTAACTTTCACTAAAAACGATGTGAAGTTGTACGAAGGGTTCTTCGTTAATGACACATACACGTACAACTCATCACAGTCTCAAAGATTCCTTATTACAAACCGCAACTGTGATGCTTCCTCTATTACGGTAACAGTGATCGAGGATGTTGGAGCTACAACACTAACATATACTCGTGCAACGTCGTTGTTTAATCTCAACTCGGAATCCCAAGTATACTTTATCCAGGCTGCTGAGAACGAGCAGTATGAGATCGTATTCGGTGATGGTGTATCCGGAAGAAGACCAAAAGACAACTCTATTGTTTCGATCGAATATAGAATTTCTAATGGTCAGCTTCCTAACGGATGCGACAACTTTGTATCTGATACGACGATCGACAATGAAAACTTTATCACTGTGACGAATGTTTCTGCGGCCGCTGGCGGTAACATCTCTGAGACTCTCGAAGAGATCAAGTACAACGCGCCTCGCCACTTCACAACACAAGAGCGCGCTGTTACAACCGAAGACTATGAGAACCTGCTAAGACAGAACTTCTCAGAGATCAATGCTGTGTCGGCATATGGTGGCGAAGACCTCAATCCCCCTCAATTTGGTAAGGTGTTCGTTGCTGTCGATCTCGTAGACGTTGATGGCCTACCAAGATCTAAGAAAGATGAGTATTACAGGTTCCTCAAGCCAAGATCTCCTGTATCAATCGACCCTGAGTTTGTTGATCCAGGATACACATATATTGAGGTCAACTCGATCGTTAATTATAATATTAATACGACTAAGCTATCATCTGAAGATATTAAGACAATTGTAGCGACAGCTATTCGTAACTATGCTCTGACAAATCTCAATAACTTTAACAGAGTATTCAGATACTCGAAGATGATTAATGCTATTGACACTTCTCAGGCAGCTATCATCTCGAACGAGACAACTATTAAGGTTGTCAAGTATGTTGTTCCTGAGCTTAATGTTAACAATACTTTTGACGTCGACTTCCAGATACCACTAGACACGTCAGCTGTTCAGTCGCGAGGTGGCTTCACTGTACAGTCTACACCATTCACGTTCAAGGGCAACAAAGTAACACTTCGCGACGATGGTAACGGTGTGATCAACATCGTATCAATCCGTGGCGAATCTGTTATCGAGCAGGTTGGTACGGTCGACTATCAGACAGGGCTCGTTCAGATCTCCCGTCTCAATCTATCAGCGTTTGAAGGCGCCGCTATCAAGGTAAAAGCTGTTCCGTTAAATAGAGATGTTAAGGTTGTTAATAATATCATCCTTAACATCGTAGATGATGACATTTCCGTAACCGTTCGGGGCGTGAGCTAATAAATGAGAGAAATTCAGTCGAAGATTTCCCAGTTAATCAAAAGGCAATTTCCTTCAATATATATGGAGGAAGGTGCTGACTTCGTTACGTTCGTTGAGGCGTACTACGAGTGGCTGGAATCGAACCACCAGCAACTGGGACTGAGATCGAATACCAACTTCAGCGTTGGTGATACCGTCACTCAAGGAAATACAACTGGTACAATCATCAACGCTAACGGATCGAATATTATTGTTCGTGTCAACAACTTCGATGCGTTTAGATGTAACATTCAGTGTGATGAGTATCTCCCAATTACTTCATCGGCGGGTGGCAATAGCTTTGTTGAGACTCAACTCAAGCTAAACCCAATTCACTGGTCTCGAAAGTTGTATACGATGCGCGACGTCGATACTACTCTTGATCAGTTTATCATTCAGTTTAAAGAAAAGTATCTCAAGAACATCGAGTTCGACACTAATACAAACAAGAGATTGCTTGTAAAGAACTCATACGATCTGTATAGATCAAAGGGAACAGAGCGATCAATCGACTTGTTCTTCCGTCTTGTATACGGTGAATCTGCAGAGGTATATTACCCAGGCGAAGACGTTATGCGTCTGTCTGCAGCTGAGTGGTACAAGCCGCAATATCTCGAGATTACTAACTCAACAAAAACGATCAACCTTGTTGGTAAGCAGATCGTAGGCACCGTATCGGGTGCTACTGCGTTCGTTGAGAAGTACATCAAGAGAAGAATCAAGGGTGGTTTCGTATACGTTATCTACGTATCAAATAACTCGGGCGATTTTGTCAATAACGAGTTCCTTAAGGTCCAAGGAACAACGACAGCTTATGATCTGCCAAAGGTCGTTGGATCGCTTTCCTCTGTAACAGTAACAGCAGGTTCAAGCCTATTTGCTGTTGGCGATGTTGTGTCGTTCACATCAACAAACGGTGACGAAGGTCTTGCTCGCGTATCAGCAATCTCCAACGCCACTGGTGTCGTTGATTTTATCTTTATCGATGGAGGATACGGCTATACGATATCTGGCAACACATCCCTGTCTCTACAAGAGCTAGCAAAGAGATCCGAATCGATTGTTTCTGAAAACGTTCTAACTCTTGCAAACGTCCAGCCATCAAACACTGTCTCTGCATTCATTATTAATGATGGTGGAACAGGATATGCGAATACTGATACCGTTTCAGCATTTTCACAATATACAAATGCTGTTGGTAAGATCATCACAGATGGCTCTGGTGTAATTACTCAGATCGATGTGACAGAGCCAGGTGGCGGGTTCTTTACCAACAACCCAACAATCACTATCACTACTAGTGGCGGGTCAACTGCAAACATTGTAGCTACAACTGTACCACAGACAAAATACTTCAAATATTTTGAGCCGTTCAGACAAGTTAAGGCTTCTCTGGTATACGACACCGCTTCGAACAATCAGCTATTCTCTAATGGTGCAACAGTATACATTGGCAACTCTTCAGTCAACGTAGCGTTCGGGACAATTATTTCTAATGCAAATGGTGCATCAGGAGATGCTAACGGAACGTTGGTAATCTCGGTTGCTAATAATGGATCGTTTGCAGCAGGTAATACACTGTTCCAGAACTCAACAGTATCAGCCAATATTGTGTCAATTACGAACACATCTGCAACATCAACCGTTATGGGTGTTCCCGATCAAGCAATTCTCAGACTATCTGGTATCACTAACACAGCGGCATTTGCTCAGGGCTCTCAAGTATTCCAACTTGCGGACAACGGCGAAGAATGGGCCAATGGTGTAATCACCGATACAGAAATTTCGGGGACAGGTGGTACAATTACGATCGAATCAATGAGAGGTGTGTTCAGAGAAGACCACTCAACGATTCGTGTGAGATCAAGCGCTGCTGTTGCTACTCTAACTGACATCTCATTGACTGTTGGATTGTACAACGTATCGAACACATATGTCAACACATTTAATATTCAAGTGTTCAGTGCGAACTCGGGGACAACTGCCAACACTACCTCTGTTGCTGGTGGAGATAATGCATCGTTCAAGGTCGGCACGCTAACTGACACTGAGATCATTTACCTCAACACAGATGCTCTGCAAGGCAATGGAACGTTTACGAACACAGACACTCAGCCGTATCTGACTATACCACTAAATAATGACGAATACGGATTCCCGAAGAACCAAACAGGTAACTCGAGCTCTGTTATATTCGACTGCCTGAACTTCGACTCGTTCACCATCGGTACGATTGCCTCGCTGAACCAAATCAACCCAGGTTCAGGTTATACAGCTGATCCATACGTTCTTGTTCACCAGCCATTCATTGAAGGGTTCAATAAGAGAGACTATTCGATCGAAGTAGCAACCGTTGTTGGCTCGTTTGTCAGTGGGGAAAGAATCCTCCAGGGGAACACGACACTGTCGAGAACAACTCTTGTCCTAGATGGCAACCTGCAGATCAACTCGACTGCAACAGTTATCAATGTAGGAGAGAAGCTCGATCAGGGTGGGGCTGCAAACGGTATTATCTATTCGATCGATGTTACTGCAAACTCGGTAACACTGGAAAGTGTCAATGGAACGTTTGCGGCGAATGCTACACCAGCAAACTCATTCTCGAATGCTTCTTTTTCGAATACGATCCTCTCAGTATCCACTAATAATTCGATTACGTCAACAGCAAAAGGTATTATTAAGTCTGCAAATGCAACTCACGTCTCTGTTAAACGTATTCAATTTGACAATCTATTCTCACAGGGATCAACTATTACTGGCCAGGCGTCCGGAACAACTGCAGAGATCGTCTCTGTTACTGAAGAAGATGTTCTACAGATCGGGTTCAATGCTAATGTAGAAGCAAACGTTGTTACGGCAAATGGTACGGTTACCCAGCTTGAGATTATTGACTCGGGTGTTGGATACAGAAACAACGAAGAGATGTTGTTCACGTCAGAAGACCTGCTACGTTCCGGATCAGCAATTGCAAACGTATCTGGTATCGGCACAGGAACAGGTTACTATCGCACATCGAAGGGGTTCTTGAGCTCTGTATCGAAGATTCATGACGGCGACTTCTACCAAGAATACTCATATGAAATTCTATCGAGGCTTCCGCTAGAAAGATATGCAGATACATTCAAGAAGGTGATGCATACTGCTGGAACAAGGTTCTTTGGTGGTGTTGCTATCACTTCAACAGCTAACGTTTCGTCTGCGTATGCTGATTCCTCTATAAATACTAGTTGACAACTATTTAAAGAGATTCAATAGTTACATGGCAAAGCAAGTTATATCCAAAAAGTTTGAAGTAAAGTCAGCAGAACAGTTCGTCTATTCTGTCAAGAGTCTCGACGGCTACTATGTGTTTGCCGCCAAGCACACCTCGTTTTCAAATGGTGATATAACTCCTCCAACGCCGACCGACTCTGAATCTAACAACACATACAACATCTACAACGACATGCTGTTTGGTAAGCGAGTGTCTAACACCGATGTTGTGCAAATGATTCCTCGCTATGACTGGACTGCCAACACCAAGTATGCGATGTATGATGACACAGATTCGCTACTTCAGACCAAGCAGTTCTATGCATGTGTCAATACTGGAGCGCAGTACCACATCTACAAGTGCTTGTATAATGGTGCAAACGCATTCTCAACTGTAGAGCCAACAGGCACGGACAACGATGCGTTTGAATTCACTAATGATGGATATATCTGGAAGTACATGTACTCCGCTAGCTCAGCACAGATGACAAAGTTTGCAACTTCGTCGTATCTCCCTGTATTTGCTAACACGAGCGTTACTGGCAACGCTGTTCCAGGATCGATTGAGGTAATTGCAGTAGAAGACGGTGGTGCTGGTTATGACAACTATCTTGCTAACTCGTTTGCCCAATCATCAGACATCAAGGTCAATGGTGATGAATATGATTACAGACTAGCGGCATCTGCATCGTCGGAAAATGACTTCTATAACGGGTGCTTGCTGTTGATCACATCAGGGGACGCGATTAACGAATATAGAGAGATTATTGAATACAATGGAACAACAAAGGTAGCTACAGTCAACGCTGCGTTTGCTGCAAACGCAGAGCCTGCAGCAGGCGACTCATACGAAATTAATCCTGTTGTCGACATCTTTGATACGGGTGGTGTTAAGCAGACCAACTGTATTGCCAGAGCAATTGCAAACAGCGCTGCTGCGAACTCAATCTACAAGGTTGAGGTAGTTACCCCTGGATCGGGTTATAGATCAGCTACTGCTGTTATTCTTGTATCTAATCAGGTTGGTATATCTGCGACAGCAAACCTTCGTCCAATTATCTCCCCTGCGGGTGGACATGGCGCCAACGTATATTCAGAGCTTGGCGCAAACTACGCTGGGATTTCGATTCAGTTTGCAGGACTCGATGGCGACACTGATGCAACCGGAAACGGAATCATTCGTACAGACAATGATTATCGCCAAGTCGGTCTGCTGAAGAATCCAAGATTCGCAAACGTCGTTATTTCTTACTCAGCTGGTAACACAGTAGGAAACTTCGTTCCTTCAGAGAACATCTACAAGTATAGAGATATTCAGCTGACAGGCACTGTAAACGTATCTACTTCATCGACAACGGTTACTGGTAATGGAACCGAATTTGCTGAAGCAATTCAGGCCGGTGATAGCATTCTTATCACTGATGGGTCGAGCAACTACTTTGGTAATGTTGCTTCGGTCACTAATAATACACAGCTGACTCTTGCTTCAAATGCAGGTTTCACAAATACAGAGATAAATATATCATTGCTTGAAACTGTTCCTTTCGGTTATGTTTCTGCAAACAGTGTTGGTGAAATCTACGTTGCAAACGTTCCTTCGTCGTCGATTCTATCAAGCTCACGCTTTGTTGGAGAAGATTCTTCCGCAACAACTGTGGCCGATGATATTGAAGTATCGCGTGGAGGCTCGGTGCCGGATCTGAGATCGAATACGTTTAATTCATTCACACAGCTGACAAAGTTCACTGGAACAATTGATGATGGAACATTTGAAGAGGACGAGTACGTATATCAAGACTCAGCTCTGATCTACGACAGACCAGAAGCAAGAGTATATGCTGCTGTCGAAGGTGGTGCTACAGACTTCTTGTATGTAACTAACGTTAAGAACGTGTGGCAGACAGGAAGCTCGAATGGCGTTTCAACAGGTAATTCGTCAGATGCACAGTTTACAGTTACAGCTAAATACGATGGTGAGCTAATACCAGACAGCGGCGAGGTTGTATACATTGAAAACATCAGCCCTGTTTCGAGATCGAACACGCAGACGGAAACAATTAAATTGATACTGGAGTTTTAAGTTAGATGTCTATTTCAACCGATCTTAGCGTATCACCATACTTCGATGATTTTGACGTAACGAAGGATTTCAACAAGATCCTATTCCGTCCTGGTGTTGCTGTTCAGGCACGCGAGCTTAACCAGCTGCAGACCATTCTCCAGAAGCAGATCGAGCGTTTCGGGGACAACATCTTTAAGAAGGGCACCATTATTGATGGGTGCCAGATTACTCTTAAGGATTCGTATCCGTACATTAAGCTCAAAGACAACCAGACCGATGGCGCTCCAGTCAACGTAAACCAGCTTGTTGGCTACTACGTTAAGGATACCGCGAACGTTGCTCCTCTGATCGCTACAATTGAGAACGTCGAAGATGGTTTCGAAGCGCAATCACCAGATCTCAAGACAATCTTCGTAAGATATCTGAATTCCGGTTACGCAAACGTAGCTGGTGTTGAAACTCTTCGCTCAACGTTTATCGCCAATGACAGTCTAACTGTTTACAACCCAGCTGAGCCGATCGAAAAGATCACAATTGTAGATGGACAGGCAGGGTTCTCGAACACCGACTCGGTTGTTATTCTTTCTGCGATCGCTATTCAAAACTCAACGAACGGTACGACGTTTGCCAATAACTTCTATGTCGACGACTACGTCGATGATGGGGTTGCGAATGTCCAGATTGTAGCGGTTGATACTACATCGAACTCAGAAGCAGTCATTCTCAGAATCAAACCAAGAGCGATTGACCTTAAGGCCGCGAATGCTGATCTGTGGACGCTAGGCGTCGATACGCAAATTCAGTCATCAAACGCTGCTCCATCGGACGTAGCTAAGGTCGTCGGGCTGGTTGGGTCTGGTGCAACAGCTGTACAAAGAACAAATACGCTCGACGGTGCTATCAACACAATTACTGTAACAAATGGTGGTAGTGGCTATTACGTTCTTCCAACAGTTTCGATCGCTTCGCCAGGGGCAACTACTAACCAGATTGCAAACACTGCCTTAACACCTCAAACAGAGCTAACAACAGTATCAATCGCTAACAGCACTTTCAGCCCAGTTGGAACAGGCTATGCGGTTACGATCGGCGATGGTGTGATCTACCAAAAGGGTTATTTCTCACGCGTTGCTCAGCAGACTAAAGTTGTTGAAAAGTATTCGAACACAGGGTTCACTAAGGCAGTCGGTTATGATACAACGGAAACGATTGTAACATCCACACAAGATACATCGCTGCTTGATAACGCAACGGGTCAACCAAACGCAACTGCACCAGGTGCAAATCGCCTTCAGATGACTCCTGTGATTTCGGTTAAGACAAAGGCAGAAGCAGACGACGATACAGACTTCTTCTCAATCGTTGAATTTAACAACGGTGTTCCTTATAAGCAGAATCCGAGAACCGTATACAACGTTATCGATGACGAGCTTGCTAGAAGAACGTTTGAAGAGTCCGGTAACTACGTAATCGACCCATTCCTTCTGACCACTAGAAACGCCAGCGCGTTTGCTTCAGAAGCTACAAAGTTCCGTATTCAGATTGATCCAGGTAAGGGCTACATTAGCGGTAAGCGCCTCGAGACGGTTGGCTACTACGAGCAAGAAGTAGACAAAGGAACAGATACGTTCACAGCAAACAACCTAGTTGTCTCGCTAGACTACGGCAACTACATTAGAGTTAATGAAGTTGGTGGTCGCTTCGACTTTAAGGCTGGTGATATTGTTGACCTCTACCCAACTGCTGGTGATTACATTAGCGGTGGTAGCTGGACAGCAGCTCCATCTTCAGCGGGTCTTGGAACAGCGCTGGGAACAGCAAGAATCCGCTCGATGATTCTCGAGACGGGTATCCCTGGCACTGCTTCAGCAATCTATAGAATCTACCTATTTGATATCAACCTTGCAACTGCTAGAAACTTCACTCTGATCAGATCGATCTTCTACAACGGCACACGCAATGGTATTGCGGACGCTGTTCTCGAAGGTGGTGTAGCTGTTCTCAAGGATAGTGGCTATGATAAGCTGCTTTACTATGCTGGTAGCCCAGCTGTTAAGAACGGTAACAACTTCTCGTACATCTACAGAACAACTGATACAGCTAATAATTATCAGCTGATTAATGCAGGTACAATCGAGATTCCAGCAACTGGTGGTGAGACTTTCCCATACACTGCAAGTGGAACACTATCTCCATCACAAGAGACTGACATCTTTATTGCGCCTGTTACTAACGCCCGTTCAACTAACACATCGGGCACAGTAACATGTACTGGTAACACAACACTGACCGGTACGTCAACATCGTTCACATCCGAGTACGAGGCTGGTGACTTCATCATCATCGATCCAGGTTCAGGAGCTCACACAAGACAGGTTACTACGGTTGTTAACAACACAGTAATGATTCTTGCGAACAATGGTCCATCTGTATCTGCAAACACGATCGCTACATTCTTCCCAGCGAACGTTCCAATTTCACTCCGTGGTGATCGTTCAGCAAATGTTAACAGCAACGCAAATACTCTGACAATCGATCTTGGTGTTTCGATTGTATCGAATGTGTATATCGATGTTGCATACAATCTAAGAACATCAACAGTCACCTCAGTTGCCAAGACTCCAGTAAGAGATAGATACGTTAGACTACAGCTGTCGAATAACGCTACTACGAACACAGGCCCATGGGCCTTAGGCGTGGGTGATGTGTTCCGCCTTAAGAGCGTTCATCTTGCGTCGAACAACACCTTCGATACGTCGACTGGTACGGATATCACGGAAGAGTTCTACATCGACCACAACCAGAACGAAAACTACTACGGTATGTCGTATCTATACAGACGTGGCGATGCAAACACAGCTATAACAACATCGAACTTCCTTCTTGTCAAGTTTGACTACTTCACTCACAGCGGTGAAGGTCTGAAGGCAGCTGGTAATACGTATCCTATTAACGATGGTCTCGTTCTTGCGTCATCAACATCAACTATCAATACTCTGGAAATTCCAGAGGTATATGGAACACGTGGCGATTACTATGACCTAAGAGATCACTTCGATTTCCGTCCTCTGATAGCTGCGAACGTTGCGCCAGCAGTTACCGCCAACTCAACAACCCCAATCAACCCCGAAGAGCAGTCGAACACTAACATGTTTAGTGCGACAGCTAAGAAGTTCCCTGCACCTTCTGCAGAGCTAACTGGTGTAGTTGAATACTATCAAGGAAGATCGGACCTCGTTGTTCTCGATGCTAATACCGACTTCCGTATTCTTAAGGGTGAACCAGGAACATATGAGCCGCCGATCGCTCCTGATGGCACTCTGACAATTCAGCAACTTGTAATTCCGCCCTATCCTTCAATTCCGCAGAACTATTCGGCGCAGACTGTTGCATTCATTGATAGAAGCATTTCCAATGAAATCTTCTCCAATAAGAGAATTAACGACTACACAATCACTACGCCGATCGATAGAAACCAGGTAGCAAGACTGCAGCCACGTGGATACACGATGGTGGATATTGGCAACCTCGAAAAGCGTATTGCGTCTCTCGAATACTACACACAGTTTACTCTTCTAGAGGCTCTGACGCAGAAGAGAACAATTCCAAGCTCAGCAAACGCTGCTCTTGAAAGATTTAAGTTTGGCTTCTTTGTGGATTCATTTGACAACTACAATCTTTCTGAAAGAGACAACCCCGTCTATACTGCCCAGATTGTTGACGGCATGCTAACAGCAAAGGTTGAAGAAGTCAACATTCCTCTGATTGCTAATACAGAAGCAAGAATTCCATCAATTGAATACAGCTTTATTAGCCAGCCAAACGCCACAGACGTTACTGCAACCGGTAACACATCAACTACTACGCAGACTGTTTGTATCGTTCAAAACAATAGAACGAGATCAAGAAGCGATAATGGTAGCGTGTGGGAAGAGTTCTTCTACACGTTTAGTAATTCGGGTGGTTCTGTCGAGTTTTATCTCAACTCAAGAGATAATAATATGGCAATGGCTGTATACCAGAGTTCAACACCTGGATTGTTTACTGGTTCGCCGATTGCTACATCCGCTTCCGCTGCAGCGATTACATCAACAGATATATATTCGAAGAGTCTGTCGAGCCTCAACGGTGGTAGAAAGATTGAGCATCCTGGATCACTCACACGTAAGGGATATGGTCCTGTAGGTGGATTCCTAGAAGACCAGTTCAAGATGACGTGGACCCATAATCCTGAAAACGGTATCTACTACAAGATTCGTGTCTATAAGGGTAAAGACCATGGTTATCAAAACAATGGCAATGAAGGAACGTTCGGATATAAATTATGCTACCCAGCAGACGTTGTTACGAACACATCCGCTAATACATATACCGTAGGTAGCCAGTATATCACACCACAATATAATGGCATTGTAGTATCTCCTCCTGCCGTATCGCTGCAGAAAACAATTTCGGAAGTACCGCCACCATCGGCGGG